TCCACCGGCGCCGTGAAGTACTACCTCAGCGCCACCGACTCCACCAAGAAGGCCGACGGCACCGCCGCCAACCTCACCGGCGCAGACGGTCAGGTGATGGTGGAGATCCCCGCCCACTACCGCAAGTGCTCCCTCAACAGCACCCAGGGCTACATGGACGTGGAAATCTCCCTCTACCCCTTCGAGGGTGCCATCCCCGTGCCGCGTTACCTGGTGGGCGCCTACGAGGCATCCCTGGACCGCGACAACAACCTCCTGAGCTCCGTGGTGAACAACACCGCAGCCTTCCGGGGCGGTGCCAACACCGCCGACTGGGACGGCACCTACCGCTCCCTGCTCGGCCTGCCTGCCACCAACATCAGCCTCACCGCCTTCCGCACCTACGGCCGCAACCGTGGCACCGGCTGGGGCTGCTATGACTGGAACGCCCACCTGGCTATTTACTGGCTCTTCTGCATCGAGTACGCCACGCTCAACAGCCAGAAGGCCTTCGACTCCACCCTCACCGAGGAGGGCTTCCACAAGGGCGGACTGGGTCCCGGTGTCTCCAACTTCAGCAACTGGAACACCTACAACTCCTACAACCCCATCATCCCTTGCGGCTTCACCAACAGCCTGGGCAACAACACCGGCGTGGTGACCTTCACCCTCACCCCTGAGCAGGCCGAGGCCTACGGCTCCGAGCACTCCGAGAGCGTGCCCAGCTACCGTGGCATTGAGAACCCCTTCGGCCACATCTGGAAGTGGACGGACGGCGTCCTCGGTAAGGGCGTCAACGACGAGTACCAGGAGATCTACGTGAGCCGCGACCCGGCCCAGTATGCCAGCGTCCTCAACGACTCCTACGTCGACATGGGCCACGAGGCAACCGCCGACGGCTACTGCAAGGCCATCATCGCCTCCGATCCTTCCCATCCTCAGGAGCAGAGGGTCTACGGCGACATCTTCGACCGCGACGACTCCGGCAGTGCCAGCACCTTCTTCTGCGACTACCACTACCACGCAAATGCCAATAATACCATCTACGGGCTCCGGGTTGGCGGTGGTGCGCTCAACGGTGCCATTGACGGTCTCGCGTACTTGGGCGTCGACTACGCCCCCGCGTACGCTGGCGCGTACTTCGGCTCCCGCCTTTGCTGGTCTGAATAAACCCAGCCCTGGCTTAACGAAATCACGCCCCACGAACCTGGGGGTCACATCGCGGCCCCCAGGTTTTAACGAAAAAACGAAAACGACATGGAAAAGGAAATTTTTGAAGACGACGGCAGCCTTGCCTGCCTGCATCTGCCCGCAGACCGCGCGAACAAGCGCTTCGTGTGCAAGGAGGAACGGCAGGAGAACCTCATCAACAAGACGTTCTGGCTGCAGGACTTCTTCCCGGACGTCCAGACCCGTTTCGGTACGCGTCACCTCTACAAGGCGACCTACGAGAAGGACGACCCCGACGGCAAGGCCTTCAAGGTCTTCACCGGCGCGGCCGCCTGCAAGTACGTGCTGGAGAAGCTGGCCGAGCTGGGGAAATTTCCACGCCGTGTGACACTCAAGAAGGAAGGAAAGAACAACTACTTCTTCGAATAGTACGAAAGGTTGCAAAGGGGCGCGGGCTCCAGGTTGGCGGTAATGCGAACAACGGTGCCAATGACGGTCTCGCGTACTTGAACGTCAACAACGCCCCCGCGAACGCTAACGCGAACATCGGCTCCCGCCTTTACTGATCCACTCAGCAAGTAACACCTCCGCACGCATAAGTGCACCCCCTTTGGACCCTGCCTCTCGGCAAAAGACATCGCTGACAAAACGCCGCGTTAGTACCCAGGAGGAAAGCCCGGCACAAGACCAGCAACAAAATGAAAAGAAACGACTATCTATTCGACAAGATCTGCAGCATGGAGAACCTCCGGCTGGCTGACTTCAAGGCCCGCAAGGGTAAGAAGCACAACCGGGGGGTCCAGCTCTTCGACCGGGACCCTGAAGGCAACATCCAGCGGCTCCGGGCTCTCCTTCTTTCCGGCCAGTACCACACCAGCCGCTACTCCTTCTTCACCGTCCACGACCCGAAGGAGCGCACCATCGCCCGGCTGCCTTACTACCCGGACCGCATCGTCCACCATGCCATCATGAACGTCATCGAGCCCATCATCACGAAAATGTACACGGCCGACACCTACGCCTGCATCAAGGGCCGGGGCGCACACCTCGCCCGCCACCGTATCATGGAGGCCATGCGCAAGGACCCGGAGGGGACGACCTACTGCCTCAAGCTCGACATCCGCAAGTACTACCCCTCCATCGACCACGACATCCTGAAGGGCATCCTCCGCCGCAAGTTCAAGGACGTGCGGCTGCTGGGCCTCCTGGACGAGATCATCGACAGCGCCGACGGCCTGCCCATCGGCAACTACCTCAGCCAGACGCTCGCCAACGTCTTCCTGGCACACTTCGACCACTACGTCAAGGAGGTGCTCCGCGTGAAGTACTACTACCGCTACGTGGACGACATCGTCGTCCTGGGCGCAGACAAGGCCGAGCTCCGGCGCATCTTCTACGCCATCCGCGAGAGGCTGGCCGCCCAGAAGCTGAGGGTGAAGGACAACTGGCAGATCTTCCCGGTTGAGGCCCGCGGCATCGACTTCCTGGGCTTCGTCTTCAGGCACGGCTACGTGCGCCTCCGCAAGCGCATCAAGCGCAACCTCTTCCGCACCCTCGCGCACCTGCGCAAGGTCTGCAAAACTACCAAGGAAATCCGGCTGGCCGTTGCCTCGTACATCGGCTGGCTCAAGTATACCAACTCCCGAAACCTTATCAACACTTTAAATTCATTTTCTTATGGCAAAGTCTTTTAGCACTACCCGCCCGGAGAAGGTCGCCCAGTACGACCACTCCCACGTCATCCTCTCCTACAACATCGTAGCAGTGGAGGCCACCGAAGACCGCGAGGCCGGCTTCGAGTTCGACACCCTCATCGTCGCCAAGGCTGAGAAGGGCGCCATCGTCGAGGCCATCGTCCGCGAGCGTTTCAGCATCAGCGACGAGCTCGGCATCCAGCGCCAGCGCTCCACCAAGAAGGCGGAGTTCAACGAGTACAACGACTTCGTGGAGGCTGCCAAGGCAACCGCCGACGCAATCCTCGCGGAGTAATGAGTAAGTACTTCTCGCCCTCGGAGTTCAAACGCTGCACTCCGTCCTGCGACATCAGCCAGATGGACGCCGGCTTCCTTCAGGTCCTCGACGAGGTCAGGGAGGGCGCCGGCATCCCATTGGTGCTGAACTGCGCCTACCGTTCCCGCGCCTACGACATCAGCAAGGGCCGTAGCGGCAACAGCGCACACACCAGGGGCAAGGCTGTAGACATCCGCGCCAACTCTTCGGCCACCCGCTACAAGATCGTGGCGGCCGCCCTGGGTGCCGGCATCCGTCGCATCGGTATCGGCAAGACCTTCGTGCACATCGACGACGATGCCTCCCTCCCTCAGGGCGTCATCTGGCACTACTACGACTAAGCCATGGCGACAAGCAACTACCAACCGCCCCAGAACCAGGACAACTCCTGGCTGCGCTGGGTTTTCTGGGTGGGTCTCATCCTCACCCTCCTGGGCCTGAACCTTGCCGTCTCCTGCTCTCCGAAGATATACGAGAGGGTGGTCTACCAGCACGACACGACCTACGTCCAGAGCGTGAAGGTGGACTCCGTCTTCCGTAAGGACTCGGTCTTCGTCAGGGAGAAGGGCGACACCGTCTTCATCTACAAGGAGCGCATCCGCGACCGCTACGTCTTCAGGCACGACACCCTGCGCCTCGTGAAGGTTGACAGCGTGGCCGTGGAGCGCGTCAAGGAGGTCAAGGTAGAGAAACCCCTATCCGCGTGGAAAACGGCCAAAATAGGGGCTTTTTGGTGGCTGGTGGCCGCCGTGCTCCTTCTCCTCCTCTGGACTTTCCGCAAACCAATCCTCAAACTATTGCATCTATGAGAAAAATCTGGGACAAATTCGTCGCCTGGGTGCTGAGCATCCCCGCCGACAAACGGCTGCACTTTGTCTGCGGCCTCATCATTGCCGCCTTCTTCGCCATCG